GGGACAGCATAGGACTCGTGATATGGATGAGCGCTTCTCCGCGATCATCAAGAACGATAGGGTTTTGATGTGGCTGTGTAGCTGCTGCATCGTGATAGCAAGCCATTGGTGTAGACGTACCTGCCTGATATGTATAGAGACGACCACCTATTAAGGGATCACCGTTCGGGTAAAACCCATGAAAGAGCGGATAATTCGTGATCACGCCAACGTTAGCCATGGACGCCTCCTTCCAGTGCTTCAACCCGTGCCGCCAGTTCCTGACAGCAGCCGATGAGCCACGGCACGAGCTTGCTATAATCGAGCTGTAAGGGCATGTCGCTGGCCTCCTCCCCCGTCACGACGTCCGGCAGCACCGCCTGCACCTCTTGCGCGATGAGCCCATGCCCCACGCTCCCATCCAGTTTCCACCGGAAGCGCACCGGGGCAAGCCGCTGGATGGTCGCCAGGGCATCTGGCAAGGGCTCGATGGCCTCCTTGAGGCGTCGGTCGCTGCTCGTATTGTAGGCGACAATCGTGGCATTGGCGGTGATCGAGCCGTTGGGCGTGCCAGCCTGGTTCAGGAACAGCACCGGGCCTGCCCCGCCGGTATCGTTGTCCGTGGGCTGGATGCCAAGGCCCCACATGCTCGCCTTGGTGTAGCGCACCGTCAGCGTGCTATCGCTGCGGGCTGCGCCCCCCACGGCGGCCGGGGACAGCCCCGTGGCGCTGCCGCCCGTGACCGCAATGGCGGTGCTGTTCTGTGTGGCCATGGTGCCCAGGCCCAGCGTGCCGCGTGCCGTGGTGGCGTCGGCGTCATCCAGAAGCGTGCGGGCGTAGGCCGAGAGCGCCGTGAGGGCCGCCACGTCAGTGCCCGTAAAGTACAGCATGGTATTGGCCGTACCCGTCAGCGCCTCGATCGTGGTCAGCGTGGGGCCGAGCGTCGCGGGTGTGCCAGGGTCGCCCTGTGGACCAGGCGGGCCTGTACTGCCCGTGGCCCCTGTCGGGCCTGGGTCGCCTGCGGGGCCGGGAGGACCTTCGGGGCCTGGCTCCCCCTGGGGACCTTCCGGGCCTGGTGGGCCGGGTGGCCCTTCTGTGCCGCCAAGCATGGCCTGGTCTCGCATAGCGAGAAACCACCTCGCCCAGACCCTGGGCGTCAGCCCAAGAGGCGGCTCAGCAATGGCATTTTGAATAGGCGGTCCTGTTAAGGGCTCTGCCATCTCAGCTCACATCCACCCAGGCATCAGTCCAGCACACGGGCACCGGGTCTGAGCAGCGCAGCTCGTAGCACCGCTGGCGGCTCTGCCCGAGCATACGCCATTCGCACACGCGCCCCGTCTCGCCAATCTTCCCAGCGCTACGCCAGAGCTCGCGTGACCAGTAGGAGCCATCGTCATCACTCCAGCGCAAGCGCATCTGCGGATCACTGCCCGGGACCATCCCCCCGTCCAGGCCCACGCCGGCGTCCAGCCTGAGCCGAAACAGGCTATGGCGTATCCGCTGCTGCATGGCTTCCACGCTGGGGATACGCCGCACGCGCAGGATGGCTCGCTCGTCGTCAAAGTAGTGATCCAGGCGCATGTCATACACTCTGCCGTCCTCGAAGTCCCCCACCAGATGGCGCTGAAAACCAAACGTGTTCACCTCGCCGCGCCAGCGCTCAAAACTCCCGTCCTCTGCCAGCCAGGCGCGGTCATGCCACATGCCCGTCTCCCCGTCAAAGCACACGCTGGTCTGTTGGGCTGGCGCGTTGAGCAGATAGAACGGATGGGCGTCCTGGGTGTACGTCATGGCCGTGGCATGCGGCAGATTGGGCCACTGTGTGAAGGCGGATTCGAGGGCGTCCGTCGAGACCTTCTGCGGCTTGTACCCGTTGGCAATCATCACGGCAAAACCGCCTGACGGGTCACTGGCCAGCCAGCCCACCGTATCCTTGAACATGCGGATCGAATGGCCCGAGTAGCAGCCGATGTCGATCACGGCCCCAGGCAGACGCTGGAAGGGTGCCAGAAAATTCCCCGTGGGCACCCACCACTCGACAGACGTGGACCCAAACAGGATCAGCTCGCCGTGCGAGACTTTGAGGCCCACAAGTGGGTCAGGCCGCGCTTCGGCGCTGGCAAAGTCCAGGGCGTCCAGGTTGCCGGGGTCGAGAATCTGGCTCCAGAAAAAGCGCCCTGAGCCCAGCTCGTTAAATACCATGACGCCGTTGAGATAGGCGACGTGACTCGCCGGCTTCCAGTCCGGGTCCGTGATGGCCGTGAAGGTCGACCCCGCTGCCAGGTCCAACACATACCCCTTCTGGCCATCGACCGCCACGACCTGCTGCCCGTCATCAGCAAAATTGACGATGCCCGCCGTAGTGATCAGGTTACCACGTGGCAGACTCGTCTGATTGGGGAACAACTCGTAGAACGTGCGCCCTGCCACGGCAAACACCCGACTGCCCGATGCGGTGTACAGCCCACGCACGGGGCGGTCCGTGAGCGTGGTCCACAGGCGCAAGCCGGGCGTCCCGATGAGCGTGCCGCGTTTCTTGTCCGCACTGGGCTCGATGTAAAGATTCGTGCTCGAAGACAGGTCCAGCGAGCGGGCGCGGGACGTATAGGAGCCGCCAACGAGCTGCACGGGAGTGAGTGGCATCAGCGCGTACCCCTTCTCAGCCGCAGCATCTCTGGCGAGTCTGTAACGCCGTGGGCATCGCAGGAACACGACAACATAGGCATTTGCCATGCCGAATCCGGCACAAAGATCAGGGTACCACGCGCCATCAGTTCCTCCGCCGTGGCCTCGGCCTCATGCGTCAGAACCGCAAGCAGACGCCGCCCCTGGAAGCTATCGCGTACCCACAGCAACATGCCACGGCAGTCCGCACACCGCCAGATCCACGCGCTCTGAACAGGAGAAGTCGCTCTAGCCATCCTCTAGCCCCAGCCCTCTCTAAAGCCCCGCGGCAGCCCGAGCGCCGTCCCACCCGCAGGCCGCCCTGGACGCAGCGACAGGCGCCCGACTTCTGTATTGATGACGAACAACGCCCGCTTGCTCTCCTCGGCTATCCGCATGATCGTCTGCGAGGGTTCCACGCCATACTGCGGCCCTATCTCGCAAGCCAGGTTATAGGTGAGCGGGCGTTGATATCCTGCCGGCCACTCGAGCACGTCATCCCAGCCGCCATACGGGCTGTGGGCCATCCAGGGGAGCAGTTGCAGCGTGTAGGACAGGTCAGCCACAGGCCACACATGAAGCGTCGCCACGGGCTGCGAGGCTTCGAGATACACGATGTTTGGATAACTACTGGTCAGTTGCTTGATCGTTATCCCGGCCTGGTACTGGTACTGGTCAAGTATCTGCAGCTCCCACTCCAGCCCTGGCACGGTATCCTCGACCGTCAGCAGCGCCAGCTCCAGCTTGACGGGCGGCTCGCGGGGAATGTCACATGCGGGCGTCGTGATGCCCCATGTGTACGCGGCACGCCCTGGCACCAGCACAAGCGAAATCTTTGGGCGATGATAGGTCAGGAGCTTCTCGGTGCTCCACGAGTCCAACATACTGTTGAGGGCATCGCGTGCATTCTCAGCCATGAACGCCGAGATCGGCTGCTCGGCGGATGCCACACCAATGAGCAATAGAGCCGCCGTCCCAATCTGCCGCGCTGACAGTGCAGGCATCCCGACCCCCTAACGCACCGTACTCAGCGTGCCCGTGACCGTGGCGCCTGGCGGCAGCGTCTGCACCGGCACGGACAAGCCGAGCACGCCCGCCTGGTCGATCATCGGAAGCGAGCCTGGCAGCACGAACGGCTCGCCCGCCTCGACGCTCACGATGTCACTGGCGTACAGCACGGCGTCCCCAGGATCAGCAAGCTCGGTCCCAGGCTTACACAGCATCAGGGCCACTTCCAGGGGACTCGGGACGCCCGCCACGGTGAGCGTGCACTGGCTGGTGAGCAGCGTGGTGTCTGCCTTGATGTCCAGCAAGGGAATGAAGAGTGGCGCCAGCGGGCCGCCCTCCAGGGTGACGCGTATCTGATGGGTCTGGTGTACGGCCATAGTTACTCCAGTGCCGCCATCGCGGCGTAAAAGAGATGATGCGCGTGGCTGTCGAGGCTGACCCGCCCTCCTCAGCGATGACTCCGGCGCGAGGGGTGATAGTCCTCCCCTTCGTCGCCCTCCGGCGTGGTCGCGCTTGCCTCCTGAGCGGCCTGGGGCGTGGGGAACCACTGGCCCTCAGCGGCTTTAAGCTCCTCAGCGCTGGCAAACTCCCGCCCGCCGTAGTCGGGCTCGGTTGGGCCGCCAGCCGGGTACATCCATCGTGGGAAGACGTCTGCGTCAGCCATAGGGGGGGCCTCTACTTCCTGTGTGAGTGGAGGCCCCTCGACAAGGCCGCCACTGGTGAGAAATTGGTTTGCCACGTGTCGTGTACCCTGTGCTATACAGTAAAACTTTCTTAGGACTATATGTTATGTGACTGCTGATACAACGCGACAGGCCCACAGGGGCCTCGTGGCGACAATGCCAAAGGCTTCATCTGCCCTGCTCGCGTGCATATCGGTAGCAATATCTGACGCTTTCCAGGTTCTTATCGCCACACCTGTATCTGAATCAGTAGCAAAAGCGCTTTGTCCTGAGAATGGCTCCTGCAAGCGGCACATTGCCATGCCGAACGCCTGCTTCTGATGCACTAAATTTTGATAATAGGAAGTTCCTGGCGTCATCAGGAACGTCAGTGGCGCCGACGCCACGGGCAGCGCGACGACCGTCTGGCGCGGGTTCGCTGGCGTTGCTGGGCCGATAATGGGCGGGTAGATCGGGATCGTCGCCGTGCCATCGGCGGCACTGTTCACGTCCGCCGTGACGGTAAACTGGCGCGGCTTGCCCGTCGTAGCCAGCGAGACCGGATTCGTCGCCAGCACGTTGGCAATGGTGAAAATATCCCCCTTGCGTAGGCGCAAGGCCGCAGACGCCGTAAAGCCCGAGACCGTGATACTGCTTCCACCCGCAATCGTCGTCTGGTATAATGCCGCACCACCGCCAGGACCGGCGACATGGACTGATACATTTTGATCCCACATCCAATCTAAACCACCCGACGTCCCCATGAGCCCGCGCTCGTACTGGCTCTTAATCTCCTCGCTGGACTGGAACAGGCCCTTCAGTTCGTTGACGACTTCCACCTGCTCCCACTGATTCAGGATGGCGCGCCAGGTGCCGTCATGCGGGCAGCCATTGTCCGCCAGCTTGGCACCAGCCTGGAGGTAGGACTTCCACTTCTCCGTGCTGCCTGAGAGCACGGCGTTAGGCACCGTATGGTACAGGCCCAGGCCGTACGCGTCGACCTTGTTGGCCAGGACAATGCCGGAGGGCTTGCCGATACGCGTGCGCCAATCATCCAAACTGAGAACCATTTCGAAACTGCTGAACTGGAGATCGACGTGTTCTTGTTGATCTATCGTGAGAACCACGCCAGTTTCGATGTAATCCTGTACGGTGCCCATGGCTGGGCCGGAGGTGGTACGGAGCTGCGCGGGCAGGCGAATGGTGACAGACGGTCCGATCTTCGAGCCAGGGATGGCGAACTCTTCAGAATACTTGCGCTCGATGCCCTGGCAAAAGACCAGGTTATTTTTCATGCAGTCAAGCAACTCGCGGGTCACTTGCCCTATGGTGAGCAAAGTGTTTGTAGGCATAGATATCATCTCCACAGAGATAGAGTGTTTACTCGCTCAGTGCGGAGAGAGCACTGGACTACGGCAGTTCTGTGGAGAGAACAGAACATTTTCGTCACGGTAATTCGACGCTAACGTTTCTTCCAATCTGCCAGGCTCGACGTTCTTTTTCTCCAAGCACGATATTCAGCCTGTGACATCGAATCAGAGTACCCACCCGTCGGTGCCCCGGCCCCCCCGCCGGAGAGCGGCGTTTCCGGGGCGTGCAGCGTCGGGGTCGTGGGCGCCTGCCCGTTGCCGTTCGCAGAGCCCACCGCTGGGGCGACAGCACTTGGGCTGGCAGGGGTCAGTTTGCCCAGCTCCACCAGCACCAGCGGTGGGGGGAGACTATTGAGCCGTTGCACGGTGTCCGGCTGGCGTGCTAGGGCATACGCCACGGCCGGGCCATCGGGCACCAGCATGAGGGCCTGTTGCAGCACCGGCGAGACTTTGCCAGCGAGACCGCTACGCACCACCGTATCGAAATCAGGATGCGCCTGCTTAAAGGCCTGCTCGCGACTCACCAGGTCCTGCTGAAAGCGCTGCTGCTGCTCGCGCTGGCGATATTCAGCAATCTGTTGGTCACGCCGCTGCAATTCCTGCTGCGCCCCGTACCTGGCGGCCGCCACGACAAAGTCCTCGTGACTGGCGAACTGCTCTTCCTGCGGCGGGCCTGTGGGTTGCGCTGGCGTCTGCGGGACGTCGGGCGCGGCGCCAGACAACATGCGCTGCATCACTTCGAGCTGCCCCCTGGTCTGCGCCAGCTCCACCTGATGCTGCTGCGCCAGGGCGTCGCGCTCGCGCTCGGCCTGGCGTCGCGCCGCAGTCAGGCGCTTAAATCGGCGTTCCAGCCTCGCAGCGGTAATCTCACTATCATCGCGGAGAGGTTCATCATCGTCGGGATCACCAGCGCCAGGCTCTCCTCCTGGCGCTGGCGGGGTCTGAGCTGGCGAAGCATCAGGAGACGGTTGCTCCCCTGCAGGGGAAGCATCCGTTGCGCCTTGCGAGCCCGTTCCGTTGCGTGCCTGATCGTCACCAGACGCCACACCGCCAGACGGCTCGTCCCTGGTAGGAACATCGACTCTATTTCCGTCCACCACTTCATATACTTCCACAGGTGGCATTAGCAGACTCCTCTCTGGCTAATCTGCTGCCCCTGCATCGAGCAATAAAAACGGTTGTACGGGGCGAAGCACTTTCCCGGCACTTTTATGCTGATTGCACGGTGCGCAGCACGGCAAAATGTTGTGGAGAGTATTATTGCCGTCTTTCGCATACGGGGTGAGATGGTCAGGTTCCAACTCTTTCGCAGGAAACTTCTTGCCACAGTAGCAGCAGCGATACCCGACAGCCTTACACAACGCACGCCATTCTTGTGCCGTAAAGTCGTTGATAAGAGCGTTACGTTCCCGCCACCGCCGGCGCGCATCCTGCGCAGTCT